CTAGAAGACATATATTTCTTATTAGAGGGACAGAAGCAAACAAGATTTCAGTTAAGAGGAAACAAACTTTACTTAGATCTAGACTGGAAAACTGATGTCAATACAGATGACTTCCTAGTTCTGGAATGTTATCGTGCTATTGATCCGACTGCAGATACAGCAGTATACAATGATATATGGATGAAGAGATATGTGTCTGCCTTAATTCAAAGACAGTGGGGTGCCAACTTAATCAAGTTCCAAGGAGCACAGTTACCAGGTGGAATTACTATGAACGGTGAGTTCATTTATAACGAAGGTAAAGAGAAGGTACAAAAACTAGAAGATGAAATGCTCACAGTCTATGAGACTATGCCTATGGATATGATTGGCTAATGGCAAGATCCACTTACTTTACACATGGCACTAGGAACGAACAGTTCTTATTGCAGAACTTAGTAGAAGAGCATCTCAAAATGTTTGGGATGGATATACTCTACTGCCCTAGAGAAATAATGCAGAGTGATGGTGTCTTCAATGAAGAAGTTATTGGTGAGTTTAATGATGCATATATTATTGAAGCATACCTAGAGAACCCAGATGGATTTGCTGGCAATGGAGATCTACTCACAAAGTTTGGTGTAGCACAGCAAGATGAAATAACTATGGTTATCTCTGCTCAGAGATTTTCAGATCTTATATCTCAATTCCTTTTACTGGATCCAGATTACAAAGCACCTGAGAGACCACAAGAAGGTGACTTAATATATTTCCCATTAACAAGTAATTACTTTGAAATAAAATTCGTAGAGCATGAAGAACCTTTCTACCAGTTAGGTAAAGGTTACGTATATAAACTGAAGGCAGAACTATTCGAGTACAGCGACGAGCAAGGAGATGTATTTGATAGTGATGAGGATCTAGTGGATTACGGTTACACAGTCAAGCATTACTACCTACCTCTTAACGGTATTACTGCTACTGGTACTCCCACAATAAATTCTGGAGTCATAGATCAAATTTACATTGATCAAAATGGATCTAAGTATAATGAAGCACCAACAGTTACTATCACTGGTGATGGTAGTGGTGCAACTGCAACAGCATATCTTGCCAACATAACACTCAGTGGTGGATCACCAACAGCATCTGCTGTCATAAGAGCAACAGTTAAAGAAGGTGAGATCAGAGCAGTACAGATAGTAAGTGGTGGTGCAGGTTATGATGAAGATAGAGTATCCCTAGTTATTAGTTCTCCAGATAGTCCTGGTAGATTTGCAACCATACTTCCTACTTTTACCAATGGAACATTGACTGCACTGAATATAGTAAATGGTGGTTCAGGATATAAGAGTGTTAAGTTAGTGGACATAGATGCGGGCGGTACTGGATATACAACTGCTACTGCAACGTTTAGTTCTGCACCTGTTGGAATTTCAGGAGCATTCACTGTACCTGAAACAGTTACTGGTAGTACTAGTGGTGCAACTGCTAACATGGTAGAGTGGGATGCAAGTGAAGGTTGGGTTAAACTGAAGTCCCCAACTGGTACGTTCCTGATAGGTGAATCCATAGTTGGTTCAGAGTCTGGGGCTACAATTGTGCTAGATAGTAGGGACGAGATGGCAACTGCAGATCCTAAATACTCTGAAGCTGTCACCTTTGAAACACAAGGAGATGACATCCTTGACTTCAGTGAAGGAAACCCATTTGGAATAGCAGGTAACTTATAATGTTAGGTGCATACACATACAATAAGATTATTAGAAAGTGCGTCATAGGATTTGGAACACTCTTCAATAATATAGAATGTAGAAAAGAAAACAAAGACGGATCAATTTATAGTAGGATGAAAGTTCCTCTAGCATATGGTCCTCGACAGAAATTTTTAGCAAGACTAGAACAACAGGCAGATCTTAACCAGAAGGTTGCGATCACAGTTCCCCGTTTGTCATTTGAGATGACAGGAATATCATATGATAGTTCTAGAAAACTTGCTCCTATTACTATGAACTTAAAGGCAGGTGATAAGGACACAGTAAGAAAACAGTTCACACCTGTACCATATAATATTGATTTTGAACTCAATGTTATATCAAAAACCAACGACGAAAGTTTAGAAATACTAGAACAGATAGTTCCAGTCTTCCAACCATCATATCAAATGACAATCAAATTGATTGATGAGATGAAAGACTATAGGGACATACCTATTATATTGAATAGTATTTCCTATAGTGATGACTACGAAGGATCTTTCGATGACAGAAAGATAACTCTGGTCACTATGCAATTTACTTGCAAGACATACATCTTCGGACCTGTTGGAACTCAAGGACCTATCAAGAAAGCAAAAGCAGATATTTACACTAATATGCCTTCTGCTGCAACAACCAGACAGGTTGAGTATCAGGTTACACCAAGAGCTCTTACAGACAAAGATCAAGATGGTACTACAGAACTTGCAGGTGCTATCACCTCAAGGAACTTAACTGTCGAGGTGGTTGATTACAGCAACATTCCTACTCAATCATATATTGAAGTTGGTAATGAAGTGATGTATGTTAAGAGTAAAACTTCTCCAAACAAACTATCTGTTAGAAGAGCACAGAATGGTACCACTGCTGCATCAGCATCATCTGGTACACCTGTTGATCTAATAGATGCTACTGATGATGCATTGCTAACCAGTGGTGATGACTTTGGATTTAGCGAATCGGTATCGTATTATGAATGATGGATTAGATAAAGCATTTGATATTGTTGAGTCAATAGAAGATGTGACACCAAAACCAGAGGTTAAAAAACCTCCGAAGAAGGTGGAAGCAATAGATCAAGTACAGGATGATTATGAATATGCACGAGGAAACCTTTACGCCTTGGTGGATAAAGGACAAGAAGCTGTCAACGGTGCTCTTGATTTGGCTATGTCTTCTGATCACCCTAGAGCATACGAAGTTGCTGGACAACTCATCAAACACGTAGGTGATGTTGCCGACAAACTTATGGCACTACAGAAAGACAAGAAAGCTGTCAAAGAAGAGAGTGCTAAAAAGGTGGTAACTAACAACTCACTGTTTGTTGGTAGTACTGCTGACCTCCAAAAGATGCTTAAGAACGCATCGAAAAAAACGGATAAATAGTTACATGGCATACCAAAGAAACGACGAAAACTGTGACCCCGTAAGTCCCCAACCAGGCAAGACTACGGTAAACCAATTCTCAGGTAATGAGGGTTGGAGTACAGTAACGTACGAAAACTTTAACGCTGACTATCAAGCTCGCAATACTAATAATACTGCGAGAACACCTGGTACATACCAAGCAAGGAATACTAACAATACTGCTAGAACTCCTGCAGCGTATCAGCGTCACGATGAGAATTGCGACCCAGTAACAGGATGACGACTAGAATCCCTACAATGTATGGAAGGTACTATGTTCTTACTCTCGTATGGAGAGGTAGAGAATATACTATCACTGTGTTTAGGTCTAAGTTAAATAAACTTCAGAGACCACAAGCACAACGTATAGCTGATAGTGTCTATCCTGGTAGTAGAGTGATTAAGTATCATGAATCAGATCCAACTGACGGACCTGTTTTATTAGCAACAGAATCTTTAAGGCAAGCAAAGAAGAATATCGGTAGAGATCCCGATAAGAAAACTTGTTGGAAAGGATACAAGGCAAAAGGAACTAAGATGAAGGGCGGTAAGTCAGTACCAAACTGTGTCAAAGAACTTGCTGACTTTGTGGATGAAGCAAAGAAAGGTTCTAAGAAGAAAAAGAACCAAGTGAATGATGAAGAAAAAGTGGATGCAGGTAATTTACCACCTGCAATGGGAGGAATTTTGGGACAATGAAAACTAGAATAGACGAATTACAATCTGAACTCCGTGTTCTAGAGGCATTTCGAGATGTTGGCCGTGCCACAATCTTGAAATCCATGCTAGAATATGAACTAAAGAAGGAGGAGTTCAGTCATGAGCGAGGTACCAGAGGATCGTCTAGATCTTGATTGGATTGATTACGAAGGAGTAATCGGTTACGATCATATTGAAAAACAATTTACGCTTCAAATAAATAAACATCTGCATTGGTTTGATACCAAACAGGAAGCGGAGGAATATTTAGTGACACATGCCGACTAACAACACAGATTTTTACTTAGGCAATCCCAACCTTAAAAAAGTCGGGACGGATATAAATTTTACCCAAGAGCAAATACAGGAATACCTCAAGTG